CTACAAGTCCACTACGACTGCTTCTTCTTTCTGTTATAAATCTATCAGTAGAAAGTGTTTTAGTTGTAGTTTCTGAGGAGTCAGTATTTTTTGCAATTAATAATTGTCTTTCACTTAATTGATCAAATTCTCTAACAAGTGCTGCATCTCTTGCTACTGATCCACCAAAAATACTAGCTAATTTATATACTACTGCTAATCTAAAATGTGGGGGAAACTGATCTTCGTTTTGTCTAAATACATAATCCATAATAACTGTTGTTGCAGATCCAAATCCATCTAAATATATTTTATCTTCGTATCTATGATATCGTAATAATGCACCATTAGAAGTAACTGATAATATTTTTAAACATTCAGGATTAGAAGGTATTTGATAAGCATATTCAAATCTACCAGTAGGTGCATCTGCTAACAAAGATAATTGTTGTTGTCCTGTTGCAAATCTCCAATTATGTCTAGTTAATGTAGATTCAATTACTTCTTCATATATTGTATTAGTTACAAGAGCTTCTGTAGTATCATCAGTAAATGATGAAATAGGATTTGCACCTATCATTACTAATGCTCTTGAAGCTATATCTACTTTAGTTACTGCCATATTATGCTCTTTGTTTTAATTGTACTCCACCTTCTACATTTGGAATTATTATAGATAAATTTTTTCCACTTATATTAGATATTTTATATTTTTTTGCTAAATACATAACTTCATTTTTAAATTCTTTACTGTTTGATTTTGGATCACTTGATTCAATAATACTATCTAATATTGCTAATCTAGTTCTTACATCATCAATTTCTTTTTCTGATAATTGTTTTGCACTTGCAACAACATTAGAATTTTTACCTTTATATGTTGTAGCAAATCTTCCATCTCCTCTTCTTTCTTGTGTATATTCTTGTTCAGGATTTGAATTAGATTTTAAAATTGAAGAACCTAATCCAAAAGTTGCAACAGCAGCTAAAGATCCAACAGCAGCTCCAGCAACTTCTCCAGCTATTCCAGCTTTAGTACCAAAAACTTTTTCAGCTTTATTGTTAATTTTACTTGTTGTTTTATTTATAGTTTCTTTAGGATTTTTTATTGCATTTACAGCTTTACCACTTACTTTAGTTGCAGTTTGTCCTACAGCTCCAGCCATAACATTTGGAACTGCATCTACACCTTTAATATTACCTCTTATATTTTTTCCACTTGGGTCTTTTATTGTTTGTGCATCTTTTAATATATTTTCTTTAGCACTTTTTTTAACTTTTTTACCTTGAGATTCTAAATCTTTTTTTTTCTTTTTGGCAGCACTAATAGCTTTGCCAACTATTTTTTTTCCTACTTTAATTGCTCCAGCTATTGCCATATTTTTTTCTATATTAGAGAGGGGAATAAATCCCCTCTCCAGTTAATATTATTTATGCTTGGATTATTGTATCTAAGTTAGTTCCACCATCATTTACAGATACAATTAATGTATCTACAACTGCGTTTGCACCACCACTATTAACAATAATAACATCTCCAGCACTTAGTTCTGCGTGTGATAATAAAAAATAATTATCATCATCTATTGTACCAATAGCATCTCCGTCTGTGTAATACCAAAGTGAATTGGAATCACCCATCTGAGAGATTTTTTTAATTGGATTTGCTAATGCGTAAGCCATAATTAATTTTCCTCTCTGCTATTCAGCACATTTCTGTATTCTAATACCATTTGTATCAATCATAATTGAACCCATACTTAAGTATGAAGTCAATAAATGAGATACCTTTTCTGGTATATAGTTTACTTCTGTTCTAACTTCTGATCCCACACCTAAACCCATAGATGTTTTGTGCCAACAAATAGTATGTCTATCTGTTGAGCCAGAAGATTCTAAACCAGAATGAACGAATGTTAAGAAACCTAAGAATCTTTTTGCAGTATAATTCATACCAGAAAAAGGAAGTTCTGCAGTTCCGATATACTCGGCTCTAGTCCATTGATCATCAGCTAAAAGATCAGCCCATTGACTTGGGCCGATTGCCCAATATCTTTGGTTATCATCTGGTATATCGTTAGTACCAAATAATTCTTGCATCTCTTTAAATTTAGTGATGTTCATATCAGTCGCAACTGAAGAAGCTCCTGAAGCTCCAGCATTGTTTGCTACTGCTGTAGCAGATTCCATTGCTGTAGTTAGGATTGAATCAGTTTTACGACCTAAAGCATAAGCTGCATTATTTGCAATTACACTTCTTTCGTCAATATTGGTTTTAAGCTCATCTAGTTTGTCAACATAATCTGAAGCATAGTAGTCAGCTAGAGTTGCAGTTACATTAGTATGACTAATGTTCATTGCTACAACTTCTGAGTGACGAGCTTTTGTAGAAGCTTCGCCAGTTCCAACTTTTTGGAACTTAACAGATTCTCCACTTACTCCATTTACAGTACGCACTAGGTTCTTAAGCTTACTACCTTGTCTTTGATATGCCATATGCACTTCAGCTTCGAACTGAGTGATAAAAGCATTAGTAATAGTAGCAGACATTTTTACCTCCGTGTTTGCTTTGTTCGTAGATTATCTTGAAAAAGCTAAATAAGGTTATCTTATTAAGGCCTTTTGTCTTTTTTAAGGTCTATTAAATCTTTACTGACACTTTTTTTAATATTTTTCAACTCACAAATATCAACAACATTTTCTTTTGGTATTACACAAGTATCACCTACATCTGTATCATTGTAAGTCATATACAATATTAACACATCATCATTGTCAGTTAAGACATAACCTTCACTATAATTTATAGCTGGTTTATACTTTTTTGCATCATCAGGGTTTAACCATTCAGCAAATGATTGTGCATCACGCCAAGTAGCTTTAACTCGCCTTCTTACTTCCGTAATATTTTTCATACAAATTACCTACTTTTGCAATATAAGCTGGATCTCTTTGACCATCTTGCCAATATCTAGGATCTTTCATCATAGATCGTAAATCATCTAAACTTGGAGCAGCTTCAATAGCTGTTTCAGTAGTAGGCATAGGAGCATCTTTATTAAGTTTCATTATTTCTTCTAATGCTTTTACTCCTTGAGCTGTACTAGCAAACTCAGATATAGAAGAATAAGCATCAGGAGATAGATTTTTTTTACTCCATAAATCAGCAGCTTCTATTCTTTGTGTTGAATTTTCACCAAGTAATTCTTTTTCATTATCTTGATTAGGTAAAGAAGATATTTCATTATTAACAAATGCTTCTATACCTTTGTTAAATTCTTCTTGTGATAATCCTTTAGATTTAGCTGTTTCTGACCACCATTGTAATAAAGGCATTTCTTTATCTACACTTATATCTACATTTTCTGGTAATTGAGGTAATGCAATTTCATATTCTTCAGGAGTATTAGCTCTTACTTCATTAGCTAAATCTTCTCTTATCTGTGTAGATAATTCATCTGTTCTTGATCCTAATTTTTTTTCTAAAGAATTATAACTACTAGATAATTCTTCTACATTAATTTCATTTAAATCTTTATTCCAAAATTTATCTTGAACATAATCTGGTTTACTACTTTCAGTTTGTTCAGTTGGTTGTGTAACTACTTCTTCTTCAGCCATTCTTTACCTCGTTTTATTCTAAGTTTTATTTGTTGCAGCATAAATCGTTGACCTTCTAAATGCCATAACACTCTATCTTCTGCATTAGGATTTAATGTAATATTATTAACTGTAATATCAAAAAATTCTAATATTTTTTTACCATCAGGATCAGAAAAAACAGACGCAAATATTCTATCTATTTCACTTGTGTCTTGTTTACTGTTGTCCTTGCGATGGTTTACTAGGGATTCCCAACTCATTTTGTGCCATATTAGACTGTTGCGACATGTTTTGCAACTCTTGTATCATTTGTTGTTGTTCTTCAGGGCCTCTAATTAATTTTTCTGGTAAACCAAGTTTTTCTGCTAAATATTTAGCTACTTCATCTTGCTTAACAATCATATTAAGAATTTGTGGGCCAAATGTTTGAGCTAATATTGCATTAAAATTATTAACTACAGCTACATCTTGTTGATGTTGTGCTTGTGCTAATGGTGATTGAGATATTACAGTTACTTCTCTATTATCAATTCTAGGTATTTCAATTCTACCTTGTTTAGATAATATTCTAATTACTCTACGAAGTAATGGAGTTACAAATTCAGATTGTAATCTACCAAATGAAGATCCAATTTGTCTTGATAAATCTGCCATTCTTTCTGACACTTCTGTAGCTGACATTGGCGTACCTTCTGGTCTACCAAGTGATTCCATATACAAAGCTTTTTTAATATTTTGCCTCATGTCAGATAATATTAATTGTGCTACATCAAATCTACCAGCTCCAGCTAAAGGAGTTAATCCTCTACTGTTAGGAGCTACAGGAATTAAAGCACCAGGCACAAGATTTATATTATCAGGATTAACAACACCATCATCTTCATAAGTATAAATACCACTAATATTCATTTGTGCATTTTGTAATATTAATTCTACTGTAAGATTAGTTGTTTTAATTGCAGCCATACTATTAAAGATTGGCCCACGACCATAAACTTCTCCTGATCCTTTATTCCATCTAAATACAATATAAGGATTACTTCCAACTCCAGTTAGTTCTTGTTCAAATATTATTTCTTCTTCATTCATACAAGCAACACAGTATTTAAATTTTTCTGTATTTGCTTCATCATATGTTCTGTAAACACCCTCTACAATATTTGCTTTTTTACTTTCATTTTCTTCAATAGCTTTAAACATTGTTTCTGACATTTCTGCTTTTGGATAAGCAGTCATTAATTGGTTATAAGGTATTTGTCTTTTTCTAAATACTGTATCAACTCTATTATCTGGCCCATTGTTCAACATAACTTTAGGTAAAGGTACAGCAGTAAACTTA